GCACAGAAGGCTTCGGTGAAGGCTGGTCAGTCGTTGACGGAGGCGAACCAGGGTGTGGCTGATGCTGAGGCTGCGTTGGCTAAGGCTGTGGCTGGGTATGGTGCTGATTCGCCTGAGGCTAAGAAGGCTGCGAAGGATTTGGAATTGGCTCAACGTGGGTTGACACGTGCAGGATATGCCGTCGAGCAATCCTTGTTTGCTGTGTCTGATGCCGAGGCTGCGTTGGCGAAGGTTCGTGCTGATCCTGAGTCAACTCCTCAGATGATTCGTGAGGCTGAGATTGCGTTGGCTGAGGCAAAGTTGTCAAGTGCTGATGCGATTGATGCACAGACTGAGGCAACTGATGGTTTGGCTACGGCACAGGGAACATTGAATGAGACGGTCAGTGGTGCGTTGACAGATTCGCCAACTTATATATCTTTGACTACTGCGTTGAAGGATGCAAAGGTTTTGCAGGCGACTGCGACTGATGATGTGACTCAGGCGATTTTAGATGAGGCTGATGCGTTCACAGTATTGAAGGATGCGATTGAGGCTGCTGGGAAGGTTGCTGCGTTGTATCCAAAGATTGTGGCTGCGAATCCGATGGCTGGTGCTGCTGCAACTATTCCTGCAACGGTGACTGGTAACTCGACTGGGTTCGTATCGAATCCTTCTGGTGGTGGGTTGGTCGTCAATGTGAACGCTGGTTTAGTGAGTAGTCCAGCTACGGTGAGCCAAGACATCATTGATTTGTTGACTGACTACGGAAGACTTAATGGTGGCACTGGGCTTAGTTTCGGTAGCCTCTTTGGTGCAACTCGCTAATGGCTAAAGAAACGAAGTGGGGTTCAACGTACAAGGTGTTATTGGATGTCGGGTTTCTTGCCAACCAGTTTGTTCTTGATACTTCTGAGTTGGATGGGTTTGCTGTATTGGATGGTTCCACAAACTTTGTTGACATCACACAGTATGTGACGAACATCAATATCAATCGTGGCCGTGCATCACAACTTGACACATTCCCTTCATCAAGTTGCACGATTGTTGCTGATGATCGTGCAGCTGACCGATACTTTGATCCGTTGAACGCCTCATCAGCCTGGTATTCGGGTGGGACTGTGGGTATCGCTCCACGTCGCAAGTTTGAGGTGTACGGGGGGACTGCCGGTACGAAAGCGATGTTCACAGGATTTGTTTATGATTTGAACATTGACTATGCCGATCCAAACTTGTCAACAGCCACGATCATGTCAACCGATGCGCTCGGTCAACTTGGTCAAACCGTATTGACAGCGTTCAATCCTTCATCACAGTTGACCTCTGCCCGTGTGTCAGCAATCTTGGATCGTCCAGAGGTGGCGTTCTCGACAGCTCTGCGAAGCATTGAGACAGGGGTTGCTACGTGTGGAACGGTTGCGTATGACGATGCGACTAACGCCTTGCAGGCATTGAATGATGTGGCGACGGCTGAGGGTGGGCGTTTGTTTGTTGATCGTTCTGGGTTTTTGAACTTTGATGCTCGGGTTGGTGCTGCGTTGGGTTCTGCTGTGGCTTCGTTTGGTGGTACGGCTGGGTTGCCGATTCAGTCTTTGACGAATGAGTTTGGTGCGGAGACGGTGTTGAATCGTGTGGCTGTGCAGATTGATGGTGGTACGGCTTCTAGTGTTGCTTCTGGTACTGCTTCTCAAACTAAGTATGGGATCAAAACTTTGGCGTTGACTGGTGTGCCGTTGGTTAATGACGCTGCTGGGTCTGCGTTGGCAAGTTTTTATTTGTCTAAGTTTGAGAATCCAACAGTTAAGTTTTCGGGGTTCACAGTTTTGTTGAATGCGTTGACCCCTGCACAGCAGGAGATTGTGGCTGGGTTGGAGATTGGTGATTTCGTGTCGGTGTCAAAGACATTCAATGTTGGTTCGCCTTCTACCGTTTCACAGAACGTGGTTGTCGAATCAATCCGGCATACCATCAACCCCAACAGGCATGATGTGACAGTGGGGTTGGGTCAGATTCGGTTAGCCTTTGTGCTGGATACATCAAACCTTGATGATCCTGATTACGGACTACAATAGGAGCATTATGGCAACACCAACAGCATTACCAGCAGCGTTCACCGTCGGGCAAGTCCTCACTAGTGCGGATATGAATCTGCTGCGTGGTGCGTTTCGAGTATTGCAAGTTGTTAGCTTTGCGAAAACCGACAAGTTCACAACAAGTAGCACAAGTTATGTTGATGTAACTAGTTTGACAGTATCCATTACACCTACTTCATCATCAAGTAAAGTCTTGGTTTTGTTTAGTGGTAACGGTAGCGGTTCTACAGGAGCAGCAGCAGTTCACTTGCGGATGATGCGTGGGGCTACCGCTATTAACGTAGGAGATGCTGCAGGATCAAGAACGCAGGCAACTACAGGCGGTATTTCTGCTGATTCAGAGTTTTTTACTATGGCATCAGTATTCTTGGACAGTCCAGCAACAACATCTGCTACGGCTTACAGCATTCAAGTAAGAACAAACGGCACAGGCATAGCAATCAACGGTGCTGTGAGTGATGCAGACATCGTGCAAAGAGCAAGAACCACAAGCACAATCACAGTTATGGAAATATCAGCATGATCAACTACGCAACAATTTTGTTACGCCGTTACGCTGGCAAAGAGTGGACTTTAGATGGTGACGATTACGCTGGTTTGACTTGGCTATCTGAAGGAACGAAGCCAACCAAAGCAACACTTGACGGTTTGTGGGCATCGGTTCAACAGGAGATTGCTGACGAAGCAACCGCAAAAGTTGCGTCAAAACAAGCCGTTCTCACAAAGTTGGGTTTGACAGCCGATGAGGTTGCAGCACTTCTTTCGTAGTCGTTGGCTGATTATTGCTCCTGCACTTCTTGCCTCGATCTTTGGTTTCATGCCGTCAGCGTCAGCTGATCCGATGCCAGGTTTGCTCACGTCTTATTACACGATTGATGAGATTCCTCCAGTCAAGTCCACAACCGAATACGAGTTGTGCGGTTCAGAGATAGAGAACAACATCAACCGTTCGTATGACGGTGAGCCTTATCTAGATTGCACCTACGACCTGTTCATGGTTCACATGACAGGGTTCATCACGATCCCTGAACATCAGACTATTGAGTTCTGGTTGGCTACCGATGACGGTGGCACAATCAACATCGGTGGCAACGAGTGGGGCAACTGGTGGGATCAGGGTTGCACGTGGATGGAGTCTGGGCAGATAGACATTAGTGCAGGCAGTCAACCGCTCGATCTTTGGATGTACGAGAACGGCGGGAATACCTGCATCCTTCTTGCTTGGAACATTGACAACTCAGGTTGGGCAATGGTTCCTGACGAAGCGTTCACCACCGATTACCAGCAACCAATTCAAACCACTATTCCAGACACCACAATTCCTCAGACCACAATTCCTCAAACAACAATGCCGGAGACAACAACAACATGGTCAACCACAACAACTTCTACGACTGTCGAACCAACAACTGTTCCTGCTACAAACCCATCAACTACTACGACACCTCAAACAACTACGAGTTTGAGTCCCTCAACAACAGAAGAAACAATCCCAGCGTCAACTACGACCTTGAGTCCATCAACAACAGAAGAATCGTCAACGACAACAACGACAGAAGCCCCGACACCAACAAGCACCCTGCCACCAAAATCCAATGAAACATCATCTACCTCCTCAACTAGTTCTAGCACCACCACAACTTCAACTACAAGCACTACAACAACGACCCTGCCCCCACCCACAACCACTCTCCCAGAGCCACCACAAGCCCCTGAGACAAGCCAACCAGCCAAAGACGCACCATTGCCCCCCATCAGCGATGAGGCCGTAGTCGAAGCCCTAGCAGACATTGAGCAGGCAACCCCAGCCCAAGTCCAAGCAATCATCACCGAACTACTTGCCTTCGACCTCACCCCCGACCAAGCCGTCTCCGTTGCATCCGAACCGGCAGTCCTAGAAGTGTTGACCAACGCTGAAGCAGAACAAGTATTTGAGCAAGTTGCTGTTGAAGAACTCACATCGGAACAGGCTGTTGAGTTGGTGGCTGCTGTGCAAGAAGCACCAACCAAAGTGCGTAAAGCATTTGAGGCTGTGTTGAATCTGTTTGAAGGTTTCGCTGATGATTATGTTATGACGAATCAAACTGTGCCAATCAAAACTCGTCGTGCATTGATTGCCTTGAGTGCTGTATTCTTGGTGTCAGCCCCTGCACCAATCCGAAGGAATCGATGATGAAGTTGTGGGGTGAGTTCCATGCGTTGCTGTGGACAATCGCTGCTTCTGTCACCACCATTCTCACGTTGTC